GCAAGGCATTGTCTGCAGTCACTGTTAGGGAAGTACTACATTCTCTCCTTCTCATCTAAACAATGAGAGAAACAATTCATCATTTAGTCCTCAATTGGGTACTATTGGTGAAATCGTCGCAACGGGACAAAGCATGTCAATGAAAGACTTGTTGAACTTTACGTCTCGTGCAGCCATGGCAGCTGGATTTTACACATCCAAACATGCCGTTGACGAAGAACTATACACTTCACCAACTGCGGAGCAGGAAGAAGACGCTAATGCGGTGGCATCAGCACAACACTCTTCGGTGAACTCTACGAGCCTTATGGGCTTTGTGAGAACCTTCTGTGTAGCAAGGGGACTGCCTGTCCCTACTGATTTGATTCGAGAAGTCGAACAAGTCATGTTTTTGGTAGCAATATTGGACGGTGTGGAGAATTATTTGGCTGCGTGTGCAGCCATCCTCCAATATATATCAAGTCATACTAAAGGAGCAGTCACCGTGATGGTGTACGATCTCATGTGTGAAACACTTAATGTTTACCAGACTCAGTCTGGTGAACTTGAGTATGACACGAATGATGAGCTCCAAATCAAGAAGAGTCAATCTATGTTTTCTGTGATGCAACAGATGAAAGATAACTGGGACACAGTTAAACATAATGGTCTCTTCAAACACGTATCCAAAGTTTTGGGTATTTTGGTTAACGTCGGCGTCTGTGAATTGACCGATGTGACCTTCTCTGTCAAGGGTTTTAAACTCTTGGCGCCTGAATTAGAAGTTGTCCAAGCGGACGCCTTCGATCTCATGGATGCAGTTTTAGCGAGTGCCACTTTCTTTTTGACAAGCGCTGAAGCGGCCAAAAATTCGGGATCCCTACGCCCTTTTCTCACTGGTAGTGGCGAACTTGCCACACTCGATGAGAGATATGTGCGCGTGGTTTCTGAGTGGGACCTTGTTAAGAATGGAAATCTTGAGAAGGAGACTGGCCGCACGGATGCTGAATTCAACAAGGAAATGATCTTTGTAATGGAAAGCTTCCGTGTACTTGGACTAAAACTCAAAGGCCCGGAGAAGACGATTGTGCAAGGAAAGTATATTCGTCTGGCAACCATGAGAAATGATTTTCTTGTGTACAAAGTGAATTCTGGCATCAGAAAGGCCCCTTATGCCATTGAGTTGTATGGGAGAAGTAAACAAGGAAAGACCACATTGTGTGATCAGGTTCTTGATGTCTTACTCACAAGCGCCGGATTGTCAATTGAAAAGTCTGATAGGTGTTCTTTGAACGCATCTGACAAATTCATGTCCAATTGGACGACAGACAAGACAGTGTTGATCATTGACGATCTGGCCAACGAGAAACCCATGTTTGTGGAACGACCGCCCACAAGAGCCATCATTGATGTGTGTAACAATAACCCTTTTACTGCGAACATGGCAGATTTGGGTGCAAAAGGCAAAGTTTTTGTGGAGCCTCACCTAGTGGTGGTTACTACGAATAAGAAGAGTCTTGATGCCCACACATATTCGAATTGCCCGTATTCCATTCAACGCAGAATGGATGTGGTGATTACTGTGAAGGCAAAGGACAAGTACCAAGTCTTACATGACGGTGCCACTCAAGGCATAGACAAGCGACTTGTCAATAAATCCTTCACAACAGATTCTGGAGGTACGAGTCAATTCAACGAAGATTTGTGGGAGCTCACAATTGAACGAGCATTGGAACCAACAACATTGGAGGCCACAGCCACATATGCAGTCATAAAATGGAAAGGCAAGGAACTTAGAGATGTCTCTTTCAAGACAGCTGTGAACTACTTGGTTGAAGATTTTGCTTCACATAGGGAAAGCCAAGTGCAATTGATCCAGAACTCCAAGAAACGAGTTTTGCATTTGTGTAAGGTAGATGGATGCAAACAAGTCAGAGGACTTTGTCAGATTCATCACAGCGTTCAAATGGGAAAATTGTACGCTGAAGAAAGTAGATACGAACTAAGTACCAACCCAGTTGGTGCTATAGTTGCGGAAGGCTTAAATGAAATCCTTGGAACGGCTTCCAAAGATTTTTCCATGTTCCATAGGTGGTTTCATGTTTCTGCCGAGAAAACATTGACCTTTGGAATGACCACAGCCGCATACATGTTTCTCAAGAAATGGGACTGGATGTGCGTGCTCCCCACGAGCCTCGTGAAGAGTCCTGTGTTCTTGAATGCCATGTTACTAAATAATCCCCGAGAAATTGGGAGACGAATTAAAGTACGATCTGCGAAGAATTGGCTTGTATGGGCGGCGTATTGTGCATTTAGTGCATATCATATACGCAAGCCCAGAGAGTTAATAGCATCGGTAGCAATTCCTACTTGCTATGCCGCATTTCGTCAAGTAACGATGGCTGGTATCTGTTGCGAAATGTATCAAAAAGATCTAGTGAAACGCAATTCACTAGACACTATCGCTCGCATTTACAGAGATGATATTGCGGCTAAGGTGACTAAAGCTGCGGGTGCAACGGCAACGTTGTATTTGTTGCTTAAGGCTTTTCGATTGATGAGATCTACGTATGCAGAACAAGGAGCTTTGAATCCTCAGAGCGCGATAGAAGTCGCAGCTCGCGACGTGGAACACAATCCCTGGTCACCAACTGGGATATGTGCAATGCCACAGCCGATTAGTGATGAAAGTAGAACTACCACACATGACAATCTCAGTAAAACTGTCGAGAAGAATTTGATGTTTGTACAAATGTCCATAAAAGGCGTTGAATATGGAGCAAATGCTCTATTTTTGACGTCTAACGTGGTCATGTTGCCTCACCATTACTTTAAAGATGGAGTTGAAGATATACCTGTGACTTTTTACAAGTGTAATCCTTTCCAGTGTGGAGGAAAATTTTGTGCCAGACTGTCTCTCACTGCATCAGTGTTGATTCCAGGTACTGATCTTAGGATCTGCTACTGTCCCACGGGAGGATCGTACAAGAACATCATCAAGTTCTTTCCCACCGCGCCCATGTCCAGGCACGGTTTTAAGATGATGTATCGCAACATCAAAGGAGAGACGACCACCAATGCAGGTGTTGCCTGTCCAGGCATGGTTACCACATACAAATCATTTTATGGCGGTTATTATGAAAATTTGACAGAGCCCACCTTTGAAGGTTTGTGTGGCGCAGCCCTAGTCTCCGATACTAG